AATGCAAGAAAATTTCCCACATAAGTTTTCTCAAGAGCAGTCTGCCCCCGTGCAACAGGTTGCTGCCTCTACTAGAGGTGCTACAGGAAGAAAAACGTCACGCAAAATCAAGCTAACGCCTAGTCAAGTAGCAATAGCTAAAAGACTAAACGTGCCACTTGAAGAATATGCTAAGCATGTTGAAGGAGTATAAAATGACTATAGAAAATAAAGATACAAACGTCACAACGGATCGAAACTCACGATCTGCCGAGACACGAGTCTCTCAAACTCGCAGAACGCCTTGGAAGCCCCCGTCGATGTTAGACGCACCCACACCACCTGCTGGATATCAGTTTAGGTGGATACGTGAAGCCACACGAGGACAGGATGATAAATCTAATATGTCTAAACGCATACGAGAAGGATACGAACCTGTGAGAGCAGAAGATTATCCAGATTTTGAAGCACCAACAATTGATAGTGGAAGTAATGTAGGAGTAATAGGGGTAGGAGGTTTAATTCTTGCTAAAGTACCTGTTGAAACAGCGGACGAGCGCAACGCTTATTTTAAAGACCAAGCGAAATCCGCTATGGACGGTGTTGATCAGAACTATATGCGAGAAAGCGACGGTAGAATGCCTATAAAAGATAGTGATATCCAAAGGTCTTCTAAAGTCGCATTTGGAAGTAAAAAATAATTGACGATTAATAACATATATAAAGGAGCTAAATAATGGCTAACACAGATAAACCTGATGGTTTTACTCCCGCATATCATATGTACGGTGGTGTTATTCGTCCTGCTAAAATGAGAATCGCAAGTGAAGCATCGGCATCTATCTTCAGTGGAGATGTTGTAAATTTATCTAGTGGTTATGTCATTCAAGGCACGGCGACAGGCACACCCGTAGGCGTATTTTATGGGGTATTTTTCACAGCAACCGATGGCACTCCAACTTTTTCTAAAGTTTGGACTGGCAGCACGGCTACCCTTGGTGGTGCCGATGCAGAAGCTCTCGTTTACAACGATCCAGCGATCGTTTACGAGGCTCAGTTTACAGCAGGAACTCCTGCAGTAAGTTTCATTGGTAGTAAATACACTCTTTCTACTACTGCGGGCAGTACTGTCAACGGTAGATCAAAAGAAGGGGTCACAGCAACTACTTCAAGCGGTGTAGCTTTGAACGTAGGATTCGCTTCGCAACCAAGCAACTCAATAGGTGCTTTTGCGAGAGGATACTTTACGTTCCCAACTAACACGTTTGCAGTTTAACTAAGGAGAATATGATATGGCGATAAATAGAGCGCAGCTCGTTAAAGAACTTGTCCCCGGACTCCATGCTCTTTTTGGTTTAGAGTATGAACGGTATAATAATGAACACGAAGACATCTTTGACACCGAAAGTTCTGAAAGAGCATTCGAGGAAGAAGTAATGTTGACTGGTTTTGGGGAAGCACCGACTAAAGGAGAAGGAGCAGCGGTCATTTATGATACAGCTCAAGAATCTTTTAGTTCGCGTTATACACACGAGACTGTAGCGTTAGCGTTTGCGTTGACAGAAGAAGCTATCGAAGATAACCTCTACGATACACTATCTTCAAGATACACAAGAGCTTTAGCACGGTCTATGCAACAAACTAAGCAAGTGAAAGCGGCTAACGTATTAAACAATGCGTTTAGTTCTTCATTTGTTGGTGGTGACGGAGTAGAGTTATGTTCTACTGCTCACCCTACTGTTGCTAACGTGACTTTGAAAAATGAGCTGTCTACATCAGCTGACTTAAATGAAACTTCACTTGAACAAGCATTGATTGATATTGCTGACTTTAAAGATGAAAGAAACATGAAAGTCAACGCACAAGCTCGGAAACTAATAATTCCACCTGCTTTACAATTCGTAGCAGATAGACTTATGGAAACTCCGGGACGTGTCGGCACGTCAGATAATGACATCAATGCAATCAGAAACATGGGAATGGTATCTGAAGGCTACGTTGTGAATCATTATCTAACAGATACTGATGCGTTTTTCATCAAAACTGACGTACCTAACGGATTGAAACATTTCGTTAGAACTGCTGTATCTACTAGTATGGAAGGAGACTTCGAAACTGGTAATGTAAGATACAAAGCACGTGAGCGGTACAGTTTCGGTTTTAGTGACTGGAGAGGCATATTCGGTAGTCCCGGAGCCTAATTCACTTTTGTGAATAAATGATAAGGGAGCTTCGGCTCCCTTTTCTTTTTGAGGTGAATGATATACAATCAAAAAACTAGGATAATTATGTTTGTTCTATCGACTGACCTAGCAGACAAGCCGAGACTATAGAACTTATTTCCGTAGGAGGAAATTATGGCAAATTCAACGTTTAATGGACCAGTCCGGTCCGAGAATGGTTTTAAAACTATTGATGTAACAGCAGCAACAGGAGCCATCACTGATGGTTTAGTAATTAATTCAGACGGTAATATCTTTACAGATGCTGGTGGACATACTCAATATGTTGCAGCAACAGGATATGGACCAGCCGATTTTATTGTAGGTAAAGGTGGTTCTCAATATGGAACAGTTGACCCGTTTACTTCAGGGCTTTCAGAGTTATTTCCTTTAGGCAGTAGATTACTTTATGGTAATACTGTTTATGCTTATGGTAGATTAGCAGCAACAGCCGTTACAGCAGGTAAATGTGTAACTCACGCTGCTTCAATAGCACATCACTTTGATTTAACACCAACTGCAGGCGTAGCCGCAGGGGAAACAGCTATTTCAGTAGAAACTGCTGGTACAGACATTACGCTAAATCAATATCAAAATGGGTACCTATATGTCAATGATGCTGCTGGAGAGGGGCAGATGCTTAGAATTAAATCTAACCCCGCACACGATCATTCAGCAGACCCATCAATAGTTATTACGTGTTATGATGATTTAGCAACTGCAATAACAACATCTTCAAGAATTACATTAATTCCTGATCCACGCAGTGGGCAAATTGTTCAAGCCGCTACAACTACAGGCGCTACACTAGGTGTAACTGTTGTCGATATGGCAGCAAGTGCTTATGGTTGGTTTGCAGTATCAGGTCCACAAGCTGTATTAACTTCAGGTACATTAGTTGTGGGCAACCATGCAGTGCCTTTAGGTGCAGCAGGAGCAGTAGGGCCAGCAGCAGGAGATGTAATACAAGTGATTGGTACAGTTATGATTGTTAATGTAACGACTGACTACTCACTAATTAACCTTACAGGTATTATTTAAGGGGTAACTTATGGCTAGATCAGATGTAAAAGCGGTCACTATAACCGCAGACACAGTAGCCTTAGATGCAGATGGAATCTCCGCAGCAGCGAGTGTCGGAAATAACGCAGCACTTACTATAGGTGGTGCGTTAGCTGACGGTGGTTCTGTCACACTCAGTCATGGGAGGGTAGTTACTATCCTCTCGGCTGGGAATGACGCAGCTAAATCGTTTACAGTTACAGGAACTGATGTTAATGGGGATGCTCAAACCGAGTCCATTACAGGTGCTAATGCTGGTACAGCTACTGGTACTAAATACTTTTTAACTATATCGGGTATTTCAGCCGTTGGTAATCCAGCAGGTAATGTTTCAGCAGGAGTTAATGGTTCAGCCGCAGATGTTATATTTGCAGGTAGAGCTAGACTTAAAGGAATTTATCTAACCAGTACAGCAACTGCAGGTACTGTTGATTTCTTAAACACTTCTCCTTCAGGAACAAGTATTATGGGATTAAGTTCTGTTGGTGATGCTGATGCAACAAGAGATGTAGTCATACCAGAAGAGGGAGTAATATTTACTGATGGTATTTATATTCAATACACTGTATCTACTTTTCTTACATTGACTGTATTTCATGCCTAATGGCGAAATGGCAAAATAAAGAAGTAACACTTAATAAACCCAGGGCTATTCCACAGGGCAATGGCGGTTTTGGTAAAAAACGTAAAGAAGTTTATGTTATGTGTCCCAGTAGTGATGGCGGTAAAGTAAAAAGAATTACTTTTGGCGATAAAAAAATGGGTATGCATAAAAACAGTGCTGCTAGAAAAAAAAGTTATTGTGCTAGAAGTGGTGGAATAAAAAGCGATAGATGCAGTGCTAACTATTGGGCGCGTAAAGATTGGGACTGTTAAATGGCTGCAAAAGCAAAAAGCAAAGGTAAAATTTGTCCAGAAGGTAAAGCTTGGGCAAAAAGAACCTTTGATACATATCCTTCAGCCTATGCAAACATGGCTGCATCTAAGTATTGTAAAGATCCAAACTATGCTAAAAAATCTAAAAGAACTAACAAATCTCATGGTGGACTTGTAGATATTAGAGGTCAAGGCAGAGTAATGAAAGCGAGGCTTAGATAATGGGTCAGCTTAAACAATGGAGAGACCAAAACTGGAAAAGAATAGATAGTCAAGGCAATATTGCTGGAGAATGTGGTACTAGTAAAGATAAAAAAAATCCAGATCGTTGTTTACCAGCGTCAAAAGCAAATAGTCTTACTAAAAAACAAAGAGCTTCAACTGCAAATAAGAAAAAAAGAGAAAGTGCAACAGTTGTTGCAAATACAAAAGCAGCTAAAGTTTCTGTAAATTCTGGTGGCGAGATTAGAAAACAAAATAGAATAAAAATGAAAAACGGTGGCTTTATTGCAAAAGGTTGCGGTAAAGTATTAAACGATAGAAGAAAAGTAACTACAATTTCTTGAGGAAAAGATATGTTTAAAAGAACTAAAGGATACGCTAATGGTGGATCTGTAAAAGGCACTAAATACATGGCAAAAGGCGGTCCTTCAAAAAAAACTAAAGGCATGGCAAAAGGTGGTAAAGCTACTAAATATATGGCTAAAGGTGGTAGTGCTATGAAGGGTACTAAATACATGGCTAAAGGTGGAGCTACGAAAGGAACTAAATACATGGCTAAAGGCGGTAAGCGTTAATTTACAATTCTTATGTCATATTTAATTTCTAACATACCCCAGTTTAAATGCTGGGTAAGAAAAGAATTTACAGCAAATCATAGCAAATATCATGGAGAGTATTTACATGCTCTTGCTATAGCTGTTAATACAATTCCAGACAGGTCTTTATCGTTCCAAGTAGTTTTTACTGGCTGTGAAATAGACAGCATGGAAGATGCAGAGAATGTTCATGGTGGTGCTATGTGGGCAAGAATGCCTATACAAGCCTTAGTAGCAGATATACCATTAGGTGAATGGCCTTCACCAATGGAAGATCATTTAGCTCAACCGTGGGATTGTTTAAGTCACGAACATTCTATTGTTGTTATGGACAGAGTAAGTTCATCCCCCTGGCTATGTAAAATAGGTGGAGAATTTCATACAGGTAAATATTTATTTACTGTAGATTATACTGATAATTCAATAGCAGATGATCCTGCTCAACATAAGCAGTCACATGTGTTATATTTAACAGAAGCTGGTGAATATACTGGTAGTTTTGTAGCCTTACCTAATAATAGAGTAAGAGCAACAAATCCTGCTTTATGGCGTGTAGGTGAGGGAGCGCCAGACTTTATGCCCTCTCAATGGACGCATTCAGCAGAACAACATGAAAGTTATATAGATCCAAACATTACATTTAATAATCTATATGCTCCAGAGGAAGATTAAGATGGCAGAACTTACTAAAGCTCAAACAAGAAAAATGATTAAAGAGTTAAAAAATGCATCTAGATTACATGCTAATCAAGCTCAAAGATTACAAAAAACTTTAAAAAATATTAAGAAAAAATAATGGCAATATCAAATAGCACAAATTTTGAACCTAACGTAACTGAGTTTGTAGAAGAAGCTTATGAGCGTTGTGGTCTTGAATTGCGTACAGGTTATGATTTAAAAACAGCAAAAAGATCAATTAATCTTATGTTAGCTGAATGGGCTAATCGAGGATTAAATCAGTGGACTATAAAAGAATCTACGCAAACTGTTACTCAAAGCACCGCTTCCTATCCTTTAGATACTAGTGTAATTGATATATTAGACATGATATTAAGACGTACAATTAATGGCACAGTAACTGATACAAGCATGAATAGAGTAGGTCGATCTGAATATACTAATATTCCTACTAAATCTACAGAAGGAAGACCATCCCAGTTCTTTTTTGACAAATTAACTACACCTATTATAAAAGTTTGGCCTACACCAGAAAACTCTACAGACATATTAGTTTTTAATAATTTAATAAGAATGGATGATGCAGATACCGCCATTAATACAATGGATATGCCATTTCGTTTTTATCCTTGTTTTACTGCTGGTTTAGCTTTTTATCTTTCAGTAAAAAGAGCGCCAGAAAAAACACAATTACTAAAAGAATTATACGAAGAAGAGTTCAGAAGGGCTGCTGACCAAGACGAGGATAGAGTTTCTTTTAAAGTAAGACCTGGCATAAGAAGTACCTACTAATGGCTTACGCAGTTGGAAAATATGCACTTGGTTTATGTGATCGTTGTGGTTTTGAATATAAACTAAATGAATTAAAAGAAGAATGGAATAAATTTAAGACTTGCCCTGAATGTTTTGAGCCTAAAGCACCTCAATTAGGACCTACTCCAACCGTAACTGATGCAGAAGCTTTGTATAAGCCACGGCCTAATAATGATAAAGAAGTTGGCGAAGGTTTTGTTGTTGTAAGTGATGCTAATGTATTTAATTCTACTAGTATTAACTCTTTATCTATGAATCCTGCTTTATTAGGTGCTAATTTTAAAGTTTCAAAAATGACATCATCACTAGGAACGGTTACAATCACAATATGACTTATAACGAATTATATGCATTGATTCAAAGTTTCACTGATAATGATGAAGCAACTTTCAATACGACTATCCCTGATTTTATAAAAAATGCAGAAGATCGTATATTTAATCTTGTTCAAGAAGATTACTTTAGAAAAAACCAACAAGGTACTTTAACTGTAGGTAATCGTTTTTTAACATGCCCTACAGATTTTATTTTAAGTTTTTCTTTAGCAGTCATTGATGGAACAACAAATGATTATATCTTTTTAGAAAAGAAGCACCCCAGTTTTATGCAGGAGTATACTCCTGACATATCTGATACCAGTCTTAGAGGACTGCCTTTGTACTACGCAGATTTCGATAAATCTTACAGCACTTCTGGAAGTTCTGGAACTACTATCGTTGTCGCGCCATTACCCGATTCTGCTTACACAGTAGAGTTGCATTATCTCTATCGACCAAACAGTTTAGTAACTACTACAACTGGCACTTGGTTATCTCAAAATGCTAGAGATGCTTTACTATATGGCTCATTAGTTGAGGCTTATACCTTTATGAAGGGTGAACCAGATTTACTCGCTACTTACGAGACTAGATTTCAAGAAAACATAGCTAGATTGAAAAATAGAGCAGAAGCTAGAGGCAGACGCGATGAATATCGTTATGACTCACTTCGCTCACAAGTAAGTTAAAACATAAAGGAGAAAGTATGAAACCTATCAAGGGACTTGAAGGTAAAACTGTGGCTATAGTAGGCATGGGCAAAAGTTGGTTTGATTACGACTTAGCAAAATCACATGGTGTACATTTTGATGAAGTATGGGCTATCAATGCAGTATCAAATGTAATATTTCATGATCGTGTTTTTATGATGGATCCCGCTTCAAGGTTCTTAGAAACCGATGATGCAGGTGGCCAAACAAATACTATGTCTCACATCTGTAAAACACACAAAGGTCCAATTTATACTTGTGAATTAGATAAGCGATGTCCTGGCTTAGTTGAATACCCAGTTAATGAGGTTGTATCAGAATTTAATTGTTTTTATCTAAATAATACAGTTGCTTATGCCATTGCATTTGCAATGTGGAATAAAGTAGGTTGTTTAAAGCTATTTGGTATAGATTTTACATACAAAGGTAACTTACATTTTGCCGAGGCAGGCAGAGCTTGTGTGGAGTTTTGGCTATGCAAATGCATGGAAAACGACATTAAAGTTGAAGTTGCACATTCTTCTTTCTTGCTAGATACAGCAATACCTAACGAAGAAAGATTATATGGTTATCACCGATTAGATGATCCAAAAATGATAGTAGCCGATAATAAAAATAAATTGTGTGTTTTTAACAAAAGCCAAGTAGAAAAAGGCAGACTAGACAACAAAGAAAAAGAACAAGAATTTGTTTATGTAGATAGATATGATTCTAATTTAAAAAAATCCCAAGCAGGAGATCCTAAAAAATGGTAATTAAAATTACGCCAGATGGGATTCCAGAATTAGGCATGGTCGAAATAGCGACAACTAAGTTTGGTGGACACCCCCCTGAGTTTTGGGCAGAGCAATTAACTGATAAAATATGCGGATATTCTGACAATAATGAACCTCATATAAAAGAGCAAGCTAGAGCTTATAAGGATTTAATTCGTCAAGTGTGTTTGATTTACCTTAAAAATGCTATAAAATCTTATAAGGCAAGTCTCATACAAGAGTTATTGAAAGCTGGCGATGAAGATTTAGCTAATATTATTAAGAGGATATAAGTATGGCAATCACAAGCACACTAACAACAAGCTTTAAAGTACAGTTGTTGACTGCTACTCATAATTTTACCAACAGCACTGGCAATAGTTTTAAATTAGCTTTATATACAAGTTCTGCTACTTTAGGCGCAACTACTACAGCTTTTACAACAACTGGACAAGCTTCTGGTACAAATTATAGTTCAGGTGGATCAGCATTAGTTAATGTAACTCCAAGTTCTACTGGAACTACAGCAGTTACTGATTTTAACGATTTAACATTTTCTACTGCTACAATAACTGCTCGCGGTTGTATGATTTATAACGATACTAATGGCGATAAATCAGTAGCAACAATTGATTTTGGTGGAGATAAAACCAGTACAGCAGGCGATTTTACAGTTGTTTTTCCCGCAAAAGCAGCAGGAACAGCTATAATTCGTATAGCTTAATTAATTAAATGTCCGATCAACAATTAAACGGTTGGGGACGAGCAACAGGGTGGGGAAGCCTAGCTTTTGGCGAAGGTACAGTTCCTGTAAGCCCATCTGCACCAGCGGCTGCTAATGCAACTGGCGCACCTACCGCTGGAGTAAACGCACAGGCC